TTTTTCACGGAGTCTATTAACTCCAAATGTTTGTCTCATAAACGTGAGCCAGTTGTTACTTCCTTTGTTCTGATTACACACCAGGCAGGCTGGTACGACATTCTTGATGTCTGAGCCGCCACGACAACGAGGGCGGACATGGTCCAAAGTGAGATTAGATAAGTCATAAGTTTTACCACAATAAACACAAGTGCAATCAAAATGTTCCTTAATAGAGCGCCTCCACAGGCGCTTAGCTTCTGGTGAGGTCATGGCTATTAAGTTATAAAGGTAGTGATCAGGTGAAGGAAGTAATGGGGTCATGCTCGGCCTTTTCGTGCTCGGTTTTTAGATGCTTTTTCAAGGAATGTTGAACCATCCTTTTTATGGGAAACATCTTTACCGTCACCATTACCATAAGTGCCCCGTTTACGATTTTCTTTGTTTAGTTTTGTACGTTTTTTGATCTGTAGTGAACTAGCATCATACTTTTTTTGGTATGATTTATAGTTACCGTTAGCGTATTTAGGACCGCTATGATTAGACTTTCGGGCCATAAAGTTTCCGTTGGACGAGTTCAGGGTCAACAGTTGGCATAATCGTTGCCAATTTATCCAGTGGGCTACCTTCAAAGGCGACACCACTGATGTCATTAGTCTTTAGCCAGTCACAAGCTGCTTTTAGGTCTTGTGTAGAAGCCTCACCCGACTTAATGCGGGCAAGGAACTCCTTAGTAACAAGATTATGTAGCTCGTTAAACTGATCTTCAGTCGCTTTCTTTTTCGACATTTGTTTCTTCCGTTACCTTTTTAGTTCGGGTAGATTTAACTTCATACCGAGTTTCACCAGGCTCGTTATACATCCTACTAAGTGCTTTATCAGCCTCAGCTTTTTTAGGGTAGTTACTGAGAACCTTACCAGTATAGGTGTCTACAAGTTGATAAGCCATAATTAAGAGTTTCTAAGTGCAATTTGGTCAATTTTGTTTTCAATTCGGATCATATGATCTTCCATTTTTTGAACGGCTGTTTCAAAGTCTTGTTTAGGTACATAACTTGTAGCAACGCGCAGCTCAAAAGTATCTAGACGTTTATCTAAATCAGTTATTCGGTTGTGAATTTTATTAGTAAGAGCTGTGCCTGCTGCAATAATAGCAACGACAGCTGAAACACCTGCTTCAATCATTAGTTAACGAAACTATTGGTACAATGTCGTTACATAACACTTCAACACGTGACCCTGGTCTAAAAGTAAAACCAGTTTTCATGATCTCTGTACACTTTAGTGCACGTACAAGCTCATAATCTAATCTCATTTTTTGTTCATGTTTTCTAGCAATAGCTTTACAAGTTTCAATCATACCACCGTCTAATGGTACAGAAAAGCTAACCTGTGCTCCCCAGTTGTTACTTTTTACGTAACTTGTGCTATCAAACGGTACAGTATCATTACCCATATAAAATGGAGAAAGTTGCATTGTTGTACCGTTACAGCTATTATTAGAAGCAAAATATTGCCTAGATGGTGCACCATTATTTTGAAATTGCACCGCTTGATTGGTCACATTACCTGTAGCTGCTGCAACAGGATTAGAAGTGTTTTGTACTTTTGGTTCTTCTGCGTAAACTGGTGAACCTATTGAGAGAAGACTGACAAGGAGGTAGTAGTAGAAACTTGTTGAATTGTTTCTGTAACTAGACTGTCTTCGATGATTCCTGCTGCACGAACTACAGTCTCTAGTTGAAACTGCTCTCCTGCGTTGGTTACTGAATAAGTTGTGGAGCTGTCTAAAATATCTCCACTGGGTGTTACATTTGTTCCAGACCATGATTTATAATCACCACCATAAACATTTGTCGCAATAGTACGACTAATATCAACAGTGGTAGTAGTGGTTGACTGCATAGATCCCTGTGTAAAATTAGGGGTTACCTGTTGTGCTGCAGCTGGACTAGCAAGAAGAAAAAGAATCAGGAGTTTTTTCATTGTTTCTTTTCGCGTGTAATTGAGAAAGTTGCTAAAGTACCACTTAAAATACTTGCAACATAAGTTGGATCCATTTTACTCATCCATCCTGCGTATGATGCTGTGAGGAGTCCGGCAGACCAGACAAGGACAAGGAATTTGATGAATCCGTCTTTTTTGTGATCTTGTTCCATGTTTGTTTAAAGATTGGTTTAAATAACATCACAAGGTATTTAAATAAAGACGTTGCAGTTAAGGTGGCTGCTACAGAAATAAAAGCTGTAGTGGCTGCAGTAGTCATAATAGTAGCTGAAGGCATTGGCACTTCAATATCCGTAAACGGAATCTCTACTATTTGAGCTTCAGGTGGGAGTTTAGGGATAGGTGGTATGTTAATTTGTGGAGGTGTTGGTTTAACCTCTTTTGTCTCTTCAGTTGGCGGTTCTTCGGTTGTATTGATACCTTCAATCCCTGGAGGTGGTCTAAGTACGCTAGGAGGTACCACAAGCGGCTTGTAAGAGGGCAAATCAGCTCTCGGTACCTCTAGTATAGGACTAGGTAGTTGAGGGGCCTCAGGGAGGCGTAGAGAGGGCATCACCGGAGGATCAGCCCACTCCATTATTTATTAGGGAAGAGACCGTTACGAATAAACTCAACTGCTTTATCGTCAACATCATTATCAGTTGATTCAGCAAGTTTAGTCAACAAGTCAATAATAAGACGCTTGACTTGATTTGATTGGATAAAAGAAAAAAGGATTGGACGGATAAGTGTGATCATTTTAATTATAAAATAAATTCGTAAATTCTATCTAAATTCTGGCCAATATTGTAAAGATGAGCACCGTCAGGAGAAATGTAAGTTGCAATAGGTACACTTTCTATAAAAGCCATGCTTAAAGTAGAAGTTTGATGTGTGCTCCGACTTATCCCATTAACGTCCCAAGGTGTAGTAAGAGTTAACTGGTAAATCCGATCACCGGCGTTGTCTGTAACAAATACTTTGGTACCATCAGATTTAAAAAACAAACCTAAAGGGGTTGACCCAACAGCAAGAGAGTTGTGAGTAGCGGATGCAGTTGTAATATCCCACGCTGTTGACAAATCATACCTACGGATAAGATCAGTATTAAAACCGTTAACAAACATTTTAGTACCGTCAGGTGAAATGTAAACTCCTCGCAAAGCAGTTTCACCGGTTATTTGAAATGATCTTGTAACAGTACTACTTGCACTATTTAAATCCCAAGCTGTTGGCAATACATGTTCGAGAACTTTATCACTGTAAAAATCAGTATAAAATACTGAGGTACCGTTATCTTTAAAATAAAGCCCAGTAGGTGATAAGTTAGTATTTCCGGCGACTGCGTTTAAACTTAAAGTACCGGTCGTTGACCCGCTTATAGTGGTTAGAAGCCAAGGAGTAGAAAGGTCATACGAAACAAGTAGATTCAGAAAACCTATGAAAACTCTAGTACCATCAGGCTTCCAATACATACTTGTAGGATTGCTCCCGGACGGCCTTGATCTTGCATAAGTAGCAGTGCTAATATCATTCCATGCAACCGCATCATTAACAGTAATACTAGACGAAGTTTCTACAATAGTTCCACTTGTAGAGCCAGTTCTAATTTCAACAGTAAAGTATTCAGCACCTTCGGTTAACGAATCAGTTGCAGTGGCGATATTAAATGTCCCTGAATTGCTAGTAACCGTGAACGAGCCACTGGTACTGGTAAAGTCAGCAGCGCTTGTAGTCGTATGGTTAATAGTCCAATAAAGTGTTGTGCTGTCAGCGACACTGGTTGTCGTAACAGTACAAGCAAGAGATGCACCTTCGTCAACGCTAGAAGCAGAAGAGAAGGAATAACTTGCAGCAATTGACGTATCATTAACAGTAACACTGGGTAGCGTTGCTACAATAGTCCCGCTTGTAGAACCTGTCCTAATCTCAACAGTAAAGGTTTCAGCGCCTTCAGTAGTTGAATCGGCTACAACAGGTACGTTAAATGTTCCACTGTTGCTTGTAATAGTAAACGAACCACTGTTGCTAGAGAAATCAGCAGCATTAGTTGTAGTATGGCTATTGGTCCAATAAAGGGTAGTACCGTCAGATACGTTAGTTGTGGTGACAGTTACACCAAGAGCTGACCCTTCATTAATGCTCGAAGCAGAAGAAGCTGAGTAACTGGGTGTTTGAGAGGTATCGTTAATGGTTTTGTTAGTTGTACTTGTAACGATAGTTCCAGATTGTGATCCAACCCTCAAGGTAATTCCAAAGGTTTCAGCACCTTCAGTAGTTGAGTCAGCTACAGTAGCAACAGAAAAAGAACCGGAGTTACTAGTAATAGTTGTCGTACCAGAAGTAGCTGTAAAGTCGGAATCTGATGTAGTAATGTTAGATGTAGACCAGTACAAGACAGTGCCATCTGTGACATTGGTTGTGGTCACTGTTACCACCATACTTTCACCTTCATTAACACTTCCATTGGAAGATAGTGCGTAGGTTGCAGTAGGTACAGCTACTGGTCTTCGGTTTGAACCCGGTCTAGTTACAGAAAGTGCTGTAGAACCAAGCCTCATTAGCCAAGCTCCGTTACTTCAAGAACACCATCATCTGTTGCGTCCCGAATAACGGCAATGTTTGCGCCATTAGTAACGGCAAAATCAAGCCGCTCACCATCAGCAATAAAGTGTGAAGAAGCTGCAGATGCAGTTTGCGTACCTTGACCAATAGAAAATCGAATGTCAGCACCTACAGCACGCATTGAGATACGGTATACACCAGAAGTAAGTGTATAATTAGCAGATGCAGCACCTGCTGCAAACTGATGGGCAACCTTAGGTTTGCCAAGAATTTCGACGTTTTTTGTATAAGAAAGAGACATGATTATTAAGAAGGTTGAGTAGGCCAGGTGATGTTGTGAGGGAATCCGTCGGCTGTTGGAAGGTCACGCAATGCTTGGCGGTAAGTAGCCCACGTAGAAGCATCTACAGGACTGTCAGGTAGTTGAGTCCAGTCACTAGCACTAAGAAAGCCGTTACGTGTATATCGGACTGAAGCTGCTTTGTTTTGATCGACTGCAGCCCTTTCTTCGGTTGTTAGTGCAACAATGTTCCAAGACTGAACCCACTGACCATCAGCAAGAACAGGTGTACCTTCTTCAATTTTTTGAGTGGTTGAATCGAAATCAGGTTGAGCTTGAACAGAAACCTCTACAACATTAAAAGCAGAAAGATCCTGTCCTTCTAGTGGTACAGGAAAACTTACGTTGGGGTATTGACGTTGAATATCACCAAAATAAATAGGATATTGAGTAATAGTCCCATCATTAATAAAAGCAAAAGCCATGGTATTAATAGAGGTAAACGAGATTATTTGTGAAATTAGGTTGATAGATAGTATAATTAGTTGTAGTTTCTGTCCACTGAGACTGTTGGTAAGGGGTCAAACCTGTTCCTTGAGAATTGGTTAAAACAGAGGTAGGAGTTGTTATCGAATAGCCGGAGGGTGTCGAGTAGGTCAGACTATTCCACATTCCGTTACCAAATGTTCCATCGGTAGAGGGGTGGAACAAGATCATGTCATCACTTCCAGCGCCGGTATTGATGTTGCTATAACCAGCCACAAAGGGGCCTGTATCATTAGCAGCAACACCGTCACCAGATTCAGTAGTACTTGTAGTCCCAGAATTTAAGGTTTTATAGGACTGAAAACTACCGTTTGTCCCAAATTTAGCAATGAATATCGCTGATCCAGAGCCATTAAGCTTACTTGTATCTCCAACAACGTAAATGCCACCTACACCGTCAGAACATACATGATAACCAGTCGAAGATTCATTGGCACCACTTTGCATTTTGAATCCCCACTGTAACGCTCCAGTAAGACTAACTTTAATCAAATAAGCATTGCCGTTGTTAATTCCAGTCGCAAAATAGTGCTGACTGTAAGGATCATAACAAACATCTTCACCACCGACAACAGAATTATTAGTAGAGCTAGAGTCGCCATATAGTTTATACCAATTTGAACTACCACCACCTAAAAATTTAACAAGATAAGCGCTCCAAAGGTTTTGACCACCACCATGATAAAACTTACCAGTCATGACAATGTCACCGTTACTATCAACACAAGTACGTCGTCCAATCCCGCCAACGCCTTGACCACTAATGCCAAGGCCATCCAATACAGTGCCATTGAAGTCAAGCTTCAGTGTTACATGCGAAAAGCCTTGTACGTATTGTGTATAAACGTAACCACTGGCCCAAAGTATTGAATTAGTGCTGTCAACACTTATTGACCAACCAAGATAAGCGTTTGAAATAAGGATACGCTTTTGCCATTGGACAGTGCCAGAAGAATTTACCTTGGCTACAAATAATTCCTCAACAGTACCAGGCGTGCCGTCGCGAGTGTATCCACAAACATAAATGTTTCCGTTACTATCAAATTCAACATCTCTGAGAATGGTGGTGCCGTAACCAAAACGCCTTTGCCATTCGATAATACCTATAGAGTTATATTTAATTAGGTTTGAAGGGGAACCTCCACATAGCGCAATACTTCCATCTGAATGTACTGCAACACCATAAGCTTGTTGACCTTGAGTATCACCAGTAAGAGAAAGAAAATATCGTTCACCTGCATTGCCTGCAGCTGCTGTTTTAAGGGATTTACCAAGCATTAGACATAGCTCCCTACATAAGCCCCATACAACGTAGTGCTAATTTTCCAAAAGACAAAAGTATCTTTAGCTGTCAACGTGGGTGCGGTGTTACCAGCACTAGTGACCCAGGTAAGAGTAGGCCAAGTAACTGTGTAACTAGCTCCATTTTCAAGATGCAGAACTACTGTTTGACCAGAATCCAAAGAGTCGCTAAACGTAGGTGCACCAGTTAAAACACTTCGTTGAATAGAACCATTTGCAGGATCAATGGAGATAGTGCCAGTCGTACCTAGCGTGAAAACAGTTTCTTTGAGTTCACCAAACGTTTGTTCTGCGCTAAATGTTTGGGCTACATCCAGTTTAGCTGTATCAGCATCATAACCTTGTACAGTGACACCAATATCTGAAGGCTGTAACCCACTTGATGCTACGGTAGAGTCTACATACGCTTTAGTTGCAGCATCTGCACTAGCAGTAGGTGTGCCAAGATTAACAATTTTATTTGTCAGTGCATCCAAATCACCACCAAGTTGTGGTGTTGTGTCAGTTACAACGTCAAAGGCATAGGATCCTGCACTAAACTCAATAAAACCAGTACGTTGGTCAACAGTGAAGAAATCACCAATTTTAAACTTACCGTTTTGATCAGTAATAGCGGTCCAAACCTTACCACCGTTGCTTTCAACAATTTGCTTAGTGTCGTCAGGTACACCACCGTTTTCAGGCAATGCACGGTAGTCAGTACCACTACCAACGTATTCCATCGTGTGACCACTAGAAGCGATCATAGAACGAAGGAAGAACGACACAGCTTCACCACCAGACAACGCACCATTCAAACCAAGGTTGTTGCTGCGAAGAGATGGGTCAGGACGGCTAATCGTTACAGTCCAGCCACTACCATTAGCAGTAGAAGACAATACAGGATAAGTAATACTATTTACAGTTACCATCATGTTGCCTTGTGGACGAGTAGCTGTACCATGCCAGCTAGCACCTGCAGTAGGAGCTACAATGTTAAATGTAATAGCACCATCACTTGCAGCACCGTCTACTGTAGAAGTAAAGATAGCAGTAGTAGATTTACCGTCAGCAACCAGTGATTCATCACCAAAGTCAGTAGTAGAAGCAGCTAGGTTAGCTTGTCCACCATTTAGACACTTGATGTGATACTTGTTGAAGAATGCATAGGAGCTAGTAGCTTGACAGTATCCGTTGTTAGTAACAAGAATACCCGGACCATTCAGACCAACATGGGTGTAGCTGTCGCACACCATTGACCGTAGTGGGCTGTTTGAAGCGACAGCAGAACCATCAACCAACAAACCACCACCAGTTGGTGCAGAATCAGTGTCACCAGCCAAACCACCAAGAGGTGTAATTACATTAATGTTGCTGTTATCAATCTCCGAATCAGAAAAGTTAGTACAGTTCTGTATGTACGGTGATTTTTTAATAACAGCATTTGGGTAGAATGCAACGTTCCAACCTTGGTTGACAGGTAGATCAGCATCAACAGTATTACCCAAAGAACCACTAGCCTTTATACCAGTAAAGGTCAGGTTTTGAAGGTAAGAACCACTGTTAACACGGAACATTACACTTTCTTCTGTAGCAACTGTAGGGTGTACAATGCAGCTACGAAGTGAAGTACCAACAATAGAAACGTTAGCTTTTTCAATATCAATAGGACATGCTTCCTGGTAAACACCAGGCGCCACTACAACAATACTACCGTCACCATAGGTAGCATCATTGTTGATTTGTTCGACAGCAGCTTTGATAGTTTGTTTAGGTGTACTAATACGGTGACCATCAGCACCATCATCACCAGCAGTTGCGTCTACATAGACAACCTTAGGTTGGTTAGTAAACGTACCACCAGATACAACAGAAAGCCAAGCACTTCCATTCCAAATAGACAAAGTCTTATCACTGTCATTTTGGAACCAAAGCTTACCTGTAGCATAATTAGTACCGGTTGGTGTGGTTGTCTGGACAAGAGCAGGGAACCGTGCATCCTGTGCAGCGGTGGTGGAAACCTGGAGATCATTACTTACCCAGGTTTCATTAGATTTAATAGTTTCTGTATCAGTATCCCAAACCCTAGCAAATAACTCTTGTACAGCAAAGTTATTCTGTGTAAAGTTATTATTTAGATCCTCTGCTTTAATAGCAGAACCTGGGAAAAAGGTTGCCTTTAAGGTGTCAACATTTGTATCACGGTAGATACGAACCTCAACACCGTTAGCAGGGGCGGAAGTAAAGCTAAGGGTAGTAGCGTTGGCGAAAGTAAATGCAGTTGTAGAAACACCGTCAAGAGTTACCTTGACCTCGCTTTGTTCTAAATATTCAAATGTAAAGGAGTAGTTCGTAGTTGAACCATCTCCTGTATAAGTATTAGACGTTGTAGCCATAACGCTTTAAAAATAAATTAATAAGAGAATTGCTGCATGTAATCAATGAAACGTTGAGCACCTTCTTGATCCCCTTGGCGTAGATAATTACCAACGGTTTCTTGAACATAATTCTTTTGAGCAATAGCGTCTTGGTGAGTGGAGGAACCTATTGCCATTTTTATAGAATTACGAAGTTCACGATCTAGTTGAACATGTAATGTTTCAAATGAACTAAGATCAGGATCAAGTCCATTAGCAACTGCTTCTTGGTAACGTTTACGGAAAGCTTTAGCATCTGTAGTTTTCATTACCCGCTGAATAGCAGCTTTAAATAAACCATCACGTCCCATAATATTAGTAATTTCAGAACGTTGTTCAGGAGTTAAAGCTACACCACTACCATTAGTAGCAAGAGTAGGACGTGCATCATACTCAATATCCATTAGGAATTGTTTTTCTGGGCTAATCTTACCATTAACTTTCCAAGGCATGTACGTGTTCCAGATGCGTGCAAAGTTATTATCAGGTACACCTACCTCACCACCATCAATCCAATCGTATTTAGCTGGTAGTGTGGACTTAATACCAGGCATTCTGTTACTAATCAAATCAAACACATTCATCTCAACTTCTTTAAGACCAGGGTCCATTAGACGTGAGATTTCTGCAAGTTGACTAGATCCAGGTACAGCAGCACTAGTCAAGAAACTAGAAGACCATTTAGCAAGAGCATTAGGGTTACCATTAAGAATATCCATTAATGGCTCAAGACCTGCAAGTGCAGTTTTATCTGTAATAGCAGCACTAAGCACAAAACCCATCTTATGTAGGTTTTCACCAAGTTCATTTGGTGTCAAAGCACCAGCACTCCTAGCACCACCAACAGTAGAAATACCAAAATCTAACCCATTATCCATGATGTCAACAGTAGTTGACAACCAGGTAGTAATAGGTCCAAGGTTATCGTAACTTACCCACTCACCACCAGGAAGGCGGATAGAACGTGGTTTCCAATCAGCATTACGTCTTAGCGCTTGCTTTTGTTTGTCGTAAAGACCATTACCAGTGATGCGATCATTAAGGAACAAAGCACCAGCACCAGTAACTGCTAAAGCACCAAGAGCTTTACGACCCTTCAAGTCAGCACGAATCTCATTATATTTAGCACGTGCAGTAATTGGATCAACTTCAATACCACGTGATGCAAGTAGAGTCTCAACCTCTTCAAAAGGCATGTCGTCAAACTCACGCCTAAATGCACTAAAGTCTTTAACAAAAAGACCAAGTGGATTATAAGAAGCAGCAAGTTTTAGTTCGTTGATAGGTGTTTTGGTAAACAGAAGGAATGGTTTGAAAATAGGTGCATAATTAATCATATTAGACAACGCATTACTAGCTGCATTATCCAAGTTCAATGAGATTTCACCACTAGTTGCTTTAACTGCTGAATCAGTAATAATACCATCAGC